AAATCCCGTCCATGCTCTACACCGGAGGCAAAGACTACAGTCTTTCTTGGCCCACCAAATATTTGGTTGGTCTTATTAATCCACTCATCAACTATGTCGCCGGTAATCTTCATGCCACGGGTGCTTGCCTCGTCCTGCGACCATTCCCCGGCAACCTTTGCGGCTCCGTCCATGTCAATCTCTTTGGATATAAAGATCTTGAGCGGAACCAGCCATTTATCCTCGATAAGCTCTCCGGTAGGCTTAGCCCCCACTACGTTGGTGTAGGTGTCTCCTAGGCCGGTTGTGAAGGGCGTAGCAGTCAAGCCAATGACGCGGATCTCTGGGTTGTCTTGGATGTACTGGATGATCTGCTTGCGCTGGACATGGCACTCATCAATTATCAGGAGGCTAACATCTGGGAAGTCTGAGCGGCTCTCCAGAGTCTGTGCGCTGCAGACCTGGATCCTCTCGTAGGGGCGGTATCGCCAATGACCTGCCTGCATGACGCCGTGGGGGACGCCGTACTTAGACAGGCGCGTACTGGTTTGGTTGACCAACACAATCCTGTCCAGAACCATCGCTACCTTGGTTCCTTTCTTGGCTTCCTCCATCATCATGTGCATCGCTACTTCAGTTTTTCCAAAACCTGTAGGCGCGTACAAGAGTTGGCAGCGGTGCTGTAAAAAACCTTGGTCGAGTTTGCTCACAACATCCGCTTGATGCGGTCTTAAATTGATCATGCTATCTCCTGCTGGGAAACCGCCCAGCTTCGGTGTTTACTTCTCTGCCTTCTTTTTCCAATAGTTGATCTGCTTGAGCATCTCAGCGTTCTTGGACATGAACTCGTCCCGACTTTGGGTCATGGACTGTAACCGTGCTTCCAGGTCTTTAACCTGTTCGCGCAGTGAATCAATCGTCTGCTGCACTTCCGCTTTTGCCTCTTCTGATACAGGCATAGACCCGACTGCAAGCAAATCTTTGAGCTTGGTATTCTCTTCTGAGATAACGCCAAACTCTGTTGCGAGCTCATTTATTTTGTCATCATCATCCGGCTCTTCATAGGCTGGTTCTATCTTGGCTCTCCTGCCAATGTTGGTAGTGTCTCGGCGCTTTCCATCTTTGCCAATGGTAGAGTTCTTCTCCAGGCCAAGCGCCTTGCGAACTCTGGATACGGTCTTACTGCTTATGCTGCAAATCTCACCTAGTTGGTTGTCTGACAACTCTCCTAGCTCCATATCCTCTAAAGCCAACTGGACTACATAGCGCGCTTCCTCTGGGCTGCGCTGTTTGCCGTGATTGGCATTGGCCTTCAATGAGGCGAGCCAAGCATCGCGCTTAGTTCCCTTGATGACATTGGCATAGATCTCTTTGTAACCCGCCTGCTTGTGAGAGTGGTAGCGGTGGAAGCCGTCAGAGAGCCAATAGAACTTGCCATCAAAATACAGATCCACATTTGGAAACTGCACCCCATCTAGGAGACACTCCTTGTAGTGCTGGACAAGAGTAGTGTCCAACTCCTTGCGTGGCTGAGTTCCACCATCCAGGCGGATTCTTTCTAGAGAAATTTTTTCAGTCATTTTTTTCCTTGATTAGTTTTCTAACTTGCACCATTGCGTCTTTGAGATCACCTTGCAATTGCATGATTGCCTCTTGCTGATCCTGCATCCTTCTATAGGATTCCTCTGCAAACTTGGCTAAATTTTCATTACTCCAAGCTGCGAAGTTGGGGAGACTGTTCATCTTCTTTCTCCATATTTCTTTTAGGCAAAGGCAACCAGCCAATGCACCATGTAGCGCCCCAGTACCCTACCGTGCAGATACCGCCTTTAGATAGTAAAAGCACTTTAGTACCTAGCGGTGGTGATGCGTCCCCAGCATGGGGGTACAGGAACTCTTGTCCTCCGGCAAAGTAGCGCTGCTCAACCACGGCTCCCCCTTGCTCTATTTTTTACTCTGGTCATTTTGTTTTTCTCCTTGAGCCTTTCATGGTATTCCAATCGGTATCGGAATTGCGGTTGCTATATGCAAGTGTGCTCATGCCTACTTTGAGGCGGTTTCTTTTATATCGGCCCTTCTCGTTATCCATTTCTTTGTCCGGGTTTGTGTTCGTCGTAGAGACATCGTAGTTTGATGTTTGCAACTTTTTTAAAAGCAATACATCTTTTTCGGGTGGTTGATCCCATAAACGTGCGCTGATTTTTTCCAGACGCGCCGCCATATAAGCGCGGACATAAAGACCCCACGGCACACCCTTTGGCGGTACACGCAACAACGGTTCATCCATTTCCCAAAAATCTTTGCCAACAATGCTTTTGAACATCCGTATTGCATCAAACAGTTGGCCGTGGTTGCGCCATGTTTTGATAAGACAAGCATCCCAGTATTCTTGTGGCGTGCTCATGCTTGTCCCCTTGCTCGGATGGCAATTTCTATCTCGTAACATTTGTCTAGTGCAAAATCATCAGGTCTTGTTGCATTAGCGACTTTTCTAGCAATTTTTGCACACGCCTCACGCTCGTCGGCACGGATGAGGGCTTCAAAGGATTTGAGTTCTTCGGTGTAATCGCCGTCTCGGTCAAAGCCGTGGATTTTTCCTTTAGTGATCATCGTTTCAAAGCCTGCTTCACGGGCCATGTCTATCGTGGTTTTCATGTGTTCTTCTCCTTGAGTTTGGCCTGCACCGCCCGTCCAAATATCACCTGCCCTTGCGGCATTGGCGCGCCTCGGTGTACGTTTACCGTTTCATAGTAGATGGTCTCTATTTGCGAATCCCTTAAGTCTACCCACGGGCGCTGTGCCTTTGTTTGCCAGTAATGCACATCACAAAAACCGCCTTGGTCAATGCCATCCTTGTATAAATTAAATTGGTAGCTGCCACAATTCCAATCGCCGCATTTAAACGTGCATCTCCGCTCAGCCATAGTTCTTCTCCTTCAAGGCGGCTTCAATGGCTCGGGCAAAAAGAAATCCTACCGTTTCTTTTTGTGGTCGATCATTGGGCGCTAATTTCATTTGATTTAAATCGCAGTAAAGTTGTGACCAAGTGGTTTTAATCTCCTCCTCCGTTAGCCCCGCCCACGGGCGCTTTTTCTTTCCGTCGTAAAGCCCGCTCATGTAAGCAATGGTCAGCTCGTCCGACTCCTGCGCTGGCTGTGCGTAGACTTGAATGTCGTCGTCATCTAGTCTGTCTAACGCAATTCTGCGCTTGCTTGTGTATCCAGTCATAACTCATCCTTCCAGCCCCAGCCAAGTAGCTGCTCGGTGTTTTTGATCTGCTCATCCGTTGGCTTGTAGTACATAGCGAACTTTGTGTGCGGAGTTCCTTGCGGGTACAGCACCCAATAGCCGACAGGCTTTGGTGGTTGAATAATTGTGTATCCAGTCATTTCTTCCTCCTTGTGGGTTGAGGGCAATCTTCTGGTGGAACAACTACGCACCAGATAGCCTGATAGGGTCGGCTCTGACCTGCCTCAGTCCACCTATCAACATAGGTGTCAGGCATTGAAGTAAGTGCAGCCGCAATGGAACTCTTTTGGGCTGCTAGGCGATCTGCGAGCTCGGCAACGGTACAGCCGTCTTCTTCTTTACGCAGGATTGCTCGGATAAGGATGGGCCATTTCGGGCTCATATCATCACCCGATACCAAATAAAGCCGAACGTGAAGCACATGACGGCGATGACGCCGATGACAACAGCTAGGGTAACGATCCCCTCCATGACATCCCAAAACAAATCGCGCTCTTTCAGCCTGCAAATGCAAGTACGGCCTTGGTCGCAGTTGTTGTTACAGATCATTTCACACCTCCCAGCTTCTCAGCCTTCCTTCTAGCGTAGCTGGCGCGGGCGTACTCTCGCGTCTTGGCTTTCTTGAACTCTCCCATAGTCATAGTTGCAACTGGGTTGGGGTTCTGTGTGCATAGTTCCTGCAGGCGAGTCTCCAAGGCTGAGAGCCAATGGGATTGCACCGCGAGCTTGTGTTTTAGTTCTGCGAGGCCAACAACTAAGTCGCTGTTACGGTTGACTTCAGAGCTGAGTAGGCGCTCCAGCTCGGCTATGCGCCCGTAAAAGTTCCATTTTGTTTTTTGTTTAAAAGGGCTCCAGTCCATTTCGTCTCCTTGTGAGTTCATTTCGTCTCCTTGTGTTGCGCGATGTGAGCTTCCAGGCGTTTGATCCTGGCGTTGTTGTAGTCAACTATGGACTTGGCATAGTCCACAGCTGTCTCTGCCTCTAGCTTAGCTAGGTGGGCTAGGGCCAATTCCCTAGTGATCATCTCTAGCGCCGTAGGTTGGCGGTAGCGTTCTTTCAAGTAACTAATCATCTTGTCTCCTTTGTCTAAATCATAGCACATGAATTCTAGCAATGTCAACTGTTATATCATCATTGCCGAGCCCTCTTACCCGTTGACCCTCCCTCCCCCTGGCTGTTACGGCTGTTGGGGCTAGGGACAATCTACGACTCTTTATCAAGATGCGGATGACTGGTTTTTACACAGTCTACGGCAGGCCATGCCGCCCTCCCCTGGAATCCCGATGAAGCTAGTTCTCACCAGCTAGTCGATCATATCCCAGCGTACTTGGGTTTGTACCATTTCTGGCAATCTTGTTTATTCCTTTTGGCTTGCGCTACTTCGGAGGTGCGGGTCACACCGAGGTTCTGTCTTTTCTTCCACGCTGGCGATACAACCACTTACTACGGATGGAGTCCGGTGGTCGTGGAAAACGAAAAAAGCCGTTAACCATGCACTGAGTGGAAACCTCCCAGTAGGAGGCCAATGCATGAGTAACGGCTTTCATAGTTGCTTTCCACGACAACAGTGCTAACTATACACGAATTCCTGCGCGTGCAAGAACTTTTTTTAAAATTTGTTGGTGGTGGGTGCTGATTTCCCACTAGTGCATAAAGGTGACCAATAGCATGAAGGCATGGACAACGGGTTCTGCGCATTCACCAACACGGCTGGGGACTGCCTTGCAAGGATGGTTCTAGTAACGGCGAACCACAATCCCCATGCGTGTTGGAACTAAGACAGGTGTCTTAGTCAAAAAAGCCCCCCAGTTTCCTAGGGGGTAAATGGCCGTCAAGACCAAGGAGACGAGCTTATTCTATCGGAATAATTTTGACTTGCCAACGGTTGTCCTTCTTTTGCCAACCATGTACCTCTATCTTTATGCCGGAGTCTCGGACGATGCCCAGGTTCTCATGCTCTAGGATCTTCTTTACCCTAGCGGATGTGTTAGTCCAGCTAGTGGTCTGTACTCCTATCACCGCATCCTGGCCTAGGCACAAGATGTCTATGAACCCGGCAAAGTCGTTCTTGCGCTTAGTGAAGGAGTTGTACCGCTCCACCACCTCTGCGTAGAAGCCGTTCTCCCTCATATGCTTGAGGCTCAGCTGGGTCGGGGATGCGGCCATAAATTTATTTTTCGTTAATGCTTGCAATACATGATAAGATATGGGTACAATGTGTTGCCCCACCCTTAATTTTACAGGAGAAAACTATGAAAGAACCAGCGTTTCCAGAAGGTAGGTATCACGGCATGACCCTGCGCGACTACTTTGCCGCTAAGGCGTTAAGCGCATTACTTGAACAGTACGACTTCACGTTTTTTGCAGAAGATGAAGCCAAAAAAGCGGGCGACACTTTTGCGTCTGCTATTGCAAAAGATGCCTACACAATGGCAGACGCCATGATGGAGGCGCGCAAATGAAAGAAGACATACAACTCACCAAGATCAACAAAAGCTACAAGGAGATCTGGGGAAAAATTACTGTGCTGCTTAATGAGTGCATTGACGAGCACGGAGAGCTGCTGACCGCCAATGTGGCGCGAAATCTTGCCATTGAGATGGGCGGGCGGTACATTTTTGCCGCCACCGTAGTATCGCAAGAAGACTTACAGGACGTACTTGAAGTTTTTATTTGTTCCGTCCATGAACGCTCCGAGCAATTGATTGAAGACGCCGTGAAGCTTGGCCTTATTAAGGAGGGTGACGAATGATCCTTACCAACAAGCACAACCTGCCGCAGACGTTCGTTAACGTACTGCGCCGCCCTACCTACTCCAAAGGTAAGGCCAACATATCGGCTACAGAGCTGATCTCTTCCCCCCGTATCGTCCAGCTGCGGAAGATGCACGCAGACGAGATAGAGCAGGACGTAAGCGATATGGTCTGGTCTATCTTTGGCACGGCCATACACGGCGTCTTAGAACATGGTAGAGATGACCACCACCTTGTGGAGGAGCGCCTGCATACCGTGGTTGATGGCTGGTCTATATCAGGTGCTATAGATCTGCAGATCGTCAACGAGGATGACACCATCACCGTCAACGACTACAAGACTGTTGGGGCTTGGTCGGTGATGAACGAGAAGATCGACTGGGAGCTGCAGCTAAACATCTATGCATGGCTTGTCCGCAAGGTAAAGAAGGCCGATGTAAGCAAGCTGGAGATCGTAGCCATCATCCGCGATTGGAGCCGCCGAGACGCAGCAGTCAAGGCCAGCTACCCAGACGCCCCAGTGAAGGTGATCCCCATTCGGCTCTGGTCTTACGAAGAGCAGCAAGACTTTGTAGAAGGCCGTATCTCGATGCACTCCAACGCATTGTTTGATATGGATACAGGAGATGAACTACCGCACTGCACCCCTACAGAAACTTGGGAGAAGCAGACTACCTATGCGGTCAAAAAGATTGGTGGAGTTAAGGCGCGCAACGTCTGCGACACCAGTGAGGAAGCTCAAACCAAGGTGGCTGAGTACGGAAAAGAGTACGAGATTGAGGTGCGTCTAGGTGAACGGACGCGCTGCGCCAACTTCTGTTCAGTCAGTAGATGGTGCAATCAGTACCAAGACTATCTTAAAACCAAGGAGTAAGTATGGAAGATTTATGGGCGCCAGCATTGGTCATCTGGATCATTGCGTCGTGGCTGACGCACATCGTAGTTTGTCTCAAGACAGCGTCTTGGGGCTTTCTTATCGCAGGGGCCATTGTGTTTCCAATCGCTTGGATCCACGGAACAGGCATCTGGTTTGGATTTTTTTAAAGGAAGAGAATGATACATAACAAACTGATGGTGTCCCGCATACGGCTGCAGGGAACCGAGTTGAGGAAGACCGGGCAGAACAAGTTCGCCGGTTATAGTTACTTTGAACTGGGGGACTTCCTCCCAGCGATCCAGACCATCATGGCTGAGGTTGGGATCTGCGGCGTTGTCTCTTACACGAATGAGTACGCTGTACTCACTCTCACTGATATAGACGATGGCACTCAGATCATCATCACCAGCCCTATGTCTAAGGCAGAGTTGAAGGGAGCCCACCCTATCCAGAACCTGGGGGCAGTGGAGACTTACCAGCGCCGCTACCTATGGATGACGGCTATGGAGATCGTAGAGCACGATGCACTGGACTCATCTAAACCAGCAGACAAAGTTCCTCAAGAAGACGATGAGGAAGTGGCTGCGCGCTTGTCTGTGGCTGAGCCCCCCAAGAAGCCTAAGTTCACGGCTCGCGTAAGGGGTGATGTACTGCCTCCGCCCTACGTTGAAACGTCCCCAGAGTGGACTATAACAATCCACGCTGAAGACCCAGTAGCTCATAACGAGCTACTGATTGCCGCCACAAAACTGAAGCTCACCTTTGCCAAAAGCGAAGATGATGTGACAGAGATGTTCAAGGTTAACCGACCTTTGTATGGCGCGGCAAAACTGGATTCCCCAGAAACGTATGGCGAGCTCATGGATATGTTTAAAGAAACAAAGAAAAAATTTAAGGATCAATGATGGATTACCCAAATAGTGGTTTGTTACTTACCAACACCAAAAAGACTGCAGACAATCAGCCGGACATGACAGGCGACATAAAGATGGAGCGTGACTATCTACTGGACTTGATTGACAGGGCCGAGGATGAAGTCATTGTTATCAAGCTTGGCGCTTGGCTGAAGAAAGACAGGAACGGCAATCGCATGGTTTCCCTTAAAGCGGATGCCAATGCAAAACCAAAAGCAACACAGAAGGATCCTTGGGATGACTAAAGTTAAAAAACCTACGACTGTTGCAGAGTGGGAAAAGGTTTGCAGCAACCTGAATGCGGCGCTTACTCAATCAATTGCGCATGAGGATAGGCTCAAAGAGGAGATTGAAGAGCTGGAGCGGCAGCTTGAAGTTTGCGATGAGGAGACTGATGTGGAGGTTGAGCAACTTGAGGAGCAGTTAACTATGTCTGTTGGCGTAATCAAGTACTTGGAGATGAAACTTGAACAGGCTACGCAGCTCAAAATATCTGGGGGCAAAGATTGACCGAACCAATCCAGTTTGAAGGCATCAAGACTGGGTTGAAACAGTCCAAGGACGGCTATGTGTTAACGATGGCCGTCCATCCTGATGACCTGCCTGACGACCTAATGCGAGACTTTGTTGGCTCGCGTTATGTAGTGGTCATGGTTCGACTTGGCGATGATGAGAGGCCAATGAACCGCGACAATGAGTTTCCGGGCGACCATGCCGTAAAGATGGCTGGAATGCTCTGCCGAGATCCTGAGTTCTGGGAATGGCTGCACCAGAAGGATTTGCTGATGACCAAGAGCGAGAAAGAATGCGCTACCTGGCTCAGTGAGTACTTAGGCATAGAGTCCCGCAAGGAGCTCAAGCTTAATGAGGACGCCCGAGATTTATTTAACAGACTCAAGGCAAGCTTTGAGGCATGGAGGAAAACATGAAAAAATTAGTACCGTACAGCGTCTACCTGCCGATTGAGCACTACGAAAAGATCAAGGTACTTGCGTCTCAGCGTAAGGCTTCTGCAATGGTGCGTGATGCCATCTGCATGATCTTAGATGGCAACGATGCCTACAAGGCTGGATACAACAAAGCCTTGCGAGACTGCGTAAAGCGCATTAATGAGGTAAAGGAGATCGAGCACATTGCAGTCCAAGGAAAGTACCTTAGCACCCTTCTATCGGAAGACATTGAATCAATGGAGCTCTAATGGAAACGTTCAAACAAATGCAGGATGCCATCTATGCATCTGTCGCAAACACCCCTTGCGATGATCCTATGGACGCCGTAATGGCCCTTTGCTGCGTTATGTGCGACATCTTGGTACAGATCAAGATGGACGATAACCAACAGGTCTGCGGCGCCGTTATGAAATCCCTGGAGATGGCTAGGGAAGCATACAAATCACAGGAGATCCACTAATGACTGAGCACGAAGAGAACCTACGCGACTTGGCTGCGATGTTTGCAATGACTGGACTATTAATGCGGGGTGATCACGACTACCAGATTATTTCTACTGCATTTGAAATAGCCGATGAGTACATGATTGGACGCAAGCCTGAAGGCGGTATAGCTGCAATCAAGAAGCGCAAAAAGAATGTACCGGAATCGTAAGCTACTAGACGCTGCGCGAGAGTTGCCCTGCCAACACTGTGGTATCCAAGACGGTACGGTAGTGGCTGCTCATAGCAATCAGATGCGCGATGGCAAGGGCCGCAGCCTTAAAGCGAATGATTACAGGATTGCGTCACTCTGCTTTAAGTGCCACTCCGAACTAGACCAGGGAGCACAGATGAGTAAGGCCGAGCGTCTTGAGATGTGGGAGGAGGCACACCGCAGGACTATCGGCCAACTCTTTGAGAACGGAATCATTGGCGTTTTATAACGTCCCTGTTGAAGGCTTCCATTATTTCTTTGATGCGCTCATCCTTTCGTTTAACTTGGGCGTCTGGTGAGTTCTTCTCTATCAGCGCCTTCTTCTCTTTCTTCAAGCGCGAAACTTCATTCTCGACATAGTTGGCTCGATGCCGTAACTGAGCTGCAGGGTTTTCTTTAATGTACTCAGCTACGCCTTTGCCTTTCATGTCCCTGATGATGTTCTCATGCCTAGACATCTCAATGACGTTATCGTAGAACTTACCGGCGATAGCAGCTGGCGCATTGATATCGCCGTATACCTTTCCAACAACCGGCACTTGGTAAGCCTGGACATCCTCACCCACTATTTTTGACTTTGCATACTCGTAAGTTTGGATGCCAAGCTTTCCAACGCCGCCAGTATATTGGGCTGTAATGTAGCTAAGCTGATCGGCTGTTGGGCTAACTAAGCCAATGTCTTTCTCTCCTCCACCAGTGATGTAGTTCAAGCCATAGGCAATTGCTTGACTCAAGCCATTAGCAGAATCCCGGCTCCGCATATAACCTGGGGTAGGTGAGAGCGCTATGGCTTCTTTGGAGATGGGACGACCAAATGCATCTTTGTTTTCTGCAACTGCAACAAATGGATCAACAGCAGTAGGTGCTAATGTTTGAGCAAACGTGCTTGATCCAAGAGGGTTAAAAGCTGTAAATATTGCAGCGCCAACGTAGGTAACAGTCTTCTTAAGATCACGTTTACCTTTCATTGCGCCAGATTGAACCATCATGTACTCAGACACAACGCGCCCAATATTGGGAAATACATTTAATCCCAAAGGCATAGGAACCGCGATGTACTTCCCGTCCCCGGTAGGGAAGATAAAGTTCTTAGACTTGATCCACTCAGGAGGTTCATCTGGCCCAAAACCAGCCATAGCCAAGAAAGCCGTTTGGGCTACACCAATCAACATGCCTCCAGCAACAATCTTCTTGCCGGTAGGGCTCAAACGCATCTTGCCGTTTGCATCCTTGGTAAACAGGGTTTCAATCAACCTAGCTGTACCTTGAACGCTCGCGTTAAAGAAGGCATACAAAGCACCAATTGATGCAGTGTTTGCCCCTTTGCGGTTAAAGTTGACGGTAATGTTTTTGGCTAAGCTTGCAGCACGGTCTACACTTAAACCCTCATCCAACGCGGCTTTGAATGCAGCCAGACGCACTGCGTTTTCTAGCGCATCGTTGTAGGCTGACAGTTGATCAAATACAAAGTACGCCCATTTTTTAGCAGTGCCACGGTCTAAAGTTCCAAGCTCGCGGGCAACAATTGTTTCTTTGCCTTTGCCTTTGCTGAATTGATCTCGGAATCCTGTTTGACCACCAGCCTGCTGGAATTGCTCAAACAAATCCATCCACCCTTGCATCTCTGGGCTAGTTGCACTTTTACCATTCAACGCCCGGAAAATTGTTCTAGGAACAAGGCCAGCTTTCTTTGTGGCATCGTTGACAACTTGGAGCTTACGGTCAGCAATAGGTGTGCTGGACAAGTTGATTGCAGCACCCTGTATGTCACGCACAAAGTTGAATGCGCCAAACACTGGGTTGTACTGCGTACTTGCAGCCGCAATGAATCGAGTTACTTCAGCCACAGTGCTAAGAGCTTCATCCATTTGCTGGACATCAAGGTTCTTCAGCGACTCCACCATGCGCTTGGCATTTGGGTTGCCTGGGTTAAAGAACACAAAGCGGTCTTCACCATTGATACGGACAGGGAATACGTTAGCCGAGTTACGCAGCGCAGCATTCACCTCGTACTTCACCAGACCCGTTGTCTTATCAATCCGGCCAGTCTTTGGCTCTTGGATGATGTTATTGGCATCAGTTGGAGATATCCCTAGGCCAATCAATTCAGCAACAAGCTTCTTCTTGTTTTTGATAGCGTCAGGATTGATAGCCATCCAGAAGTTGGGATTGGGGTTTGTAATAGCCAGAGCGTATATAGCACGGCCAACGCGGGCTTTCTCTGCTCGCACAATGGCACGCTCACGCTGGAGAGCGATGTTGCCAAAGATATCGGTAACAGTCTTAAGAGAGCCTATTGCCAGTTTTCCAGATGGCCCTTTAACAGCAAACCCTTGGCCCATACCACTTGTCGCATTGACATAGTCGAGCTCATCAGGATCCCGATTAAGAGGAACATAGAACGGTAGGTTCTTGCGCCAGCCATCAATGGTTTCTTGTTTATCAAGGCCAGAAGAAACCAGCAACTCTTGGGTTTCTTTAACAAACTTATCAGCCGTTTTTGCAAGTTCGTCGTACTTATCCTTAGTTTCTTTACTCAGCGACTTCATGTAGTCGCGTGCTTCTTGCGTAAAGATACCAGAGCCACCGTCAGGCATTTCAGGGTTGCGTAGAGCAATGAACTCGTTGCGGGTTTCCGCGTGTCGGTTGTGCAAGTACTCTTCAAAGTCTTGCAACTTAACGCCCATGTCAACCATCTTTTTAAGGAAAGGACGCAGCTCGTTCTTCAAGAAATCTGTAGTCTGCTTAGCAGTCCTGCCGTGGAACAACTCTTCTTGCAGGTAAGGATCCCAGGCATCTTCAATACGGCCTACTTCATTGGTGATGGCCTCTACGACACGCTTGGTATCAACGTGCTTATCTTGCAGGCGGTAGAGCCAGTAATCTATTTTGGACTCACTGGCTGCTTGCCATGTAGCTAACGGTGCTGCCCCACCTTTGTAGTTACGGCGCACGTTCTGGTTCAGCAGCGAGAAGCTTTCTTGAAGAACGTAGTCATTCAATACTTTGTTTGTATTCCTGTCGGTGGTTCCATTCATCACTTGGCTAAAAGCTTTGTGGATAGCCGACTGGTTATCAAACCCAAACATATCTTTCAAGGCTTCTAAAAGCCCCTTAGCGGACAGCACAAAGCGATCCCAGCCAGAGCCAAGCTTGCGGGCCATCAGCTTCTCTGCGTTGACTGCCCAGTACTCGGAAGGGTTTAGGTACTGGTAGTAGGAATAGTTTGGTAGCAGGCGAATAGCTCGCTTGAAACTTTCTTCATTTGGATCTTCAAAGAAGTCCAGTACGGCGCGGAAGTATCCTTGAGCCTTGAGAGATTTTTCTTTCTTGATGGCTGCGCTTAGCTTTTCTTTCCAATCCTTAACGATGGATTGAGCGGCTTCAGGACTCATCATCTGCTCAAGAGAGTGGGTTATCTCATGGCGGATAGTTACTGGGTCAGAGGTTCCAACTGTACCTTTGTACAAACGCACAATGCGAGGCAGAGCAAAGAACTGTCCTGATGCACCAGGGTTATCTGCATTCATGCGAACAGAAAACTGCAGCCCCTCAAGCACCTTTGGATGGCGCTGGTACAAGGTTTGGATGGCCGAGTAAACGTCATCATTGATCTCACTCGCATCCCAAGCCTTGGTTGCATCAGCAAAGAAGTTCTTAGCACTACGGCGCTCTGGCTTGGTAGCTTTAATCAGGGCACTCAGTTCATCAGCCGTCTTATTGAGAGAGCTAATGGCTTCTTGCTCGTTAAGGCCAGCTTCACCCTTGGCAAACTTGTTAATTAAGCCAGTACGCTTTTGACGCAAGCTTTGGAATTGCCGGATCAACTCTGCCCGATCCATAAACCGGTTCTCATCTAGGTTCAAGCGCTGGCTAATTGGCCCATCATTAATATTAACCATCGGAGGAGTGAATGGCTTGGGAGCAAACAACTTCCTGGCTTCTTCTTTGTTGTTGGCTGCTATTAGCGTGACGCCTTTGTCTACCAACAGATATTGAACCGCACGCTCCATATCGCCCGAGCCGACATAGGTAACTTTCATTACAGAGCCAGCTTGGTAAAAGTCTCCAATAATGCGGGTTAGACCTTTATCAAGGAAATAATTACCGCCTAATTTCTTGGAGCTTGCAGTAAAAAAGTCGTAAGCATTGCCTCGTTTAACAATGCGTAAGTTGCTGTCTTCTGTAATAACAGTGCCATTCCCAAAACTTTCAAAGAAGTTGGTTGCATCATTAACGCTCTTAAGCTTGACCGGTGCGTCCTTCTTGGTCTTCTCAAAGTCAAAGGTACGCGGCATCAAGATACCTTGGCCTGTAGTTCCATCGTCTTTGGTATAGGACATGATCTGCCCCATGTTGTTGACGGCAGCGTAGCCAGCTAAGATGTTTCCTGTCACCATCCAGCGCTTCTCACGGCGAACGGTGGCGCCTTTGTCAAATAGATCCATCAGTTGGATGTACTCGCCCTTAACTGTTTCAGGGTTGAGCCAGTTGATTTCATTTTCCCGCTTGAGGGTATAGGAGCTACCAATCTGAGAAAAGGACAGAGTTATAGTCTTAGCGTCACCATTAGCCAAGGCAATCTGCATCTTCCAGTCAGAGCCCGCTACTGGGTTCTTGGTCTTCTTGCTGTTGGTAATGTTGGTGATAGCACCATAGATAAACACGCCGTTGGTGTTCTTGATTGAGATGCCAGACCCAATGGGGAATGCCTCTATAACAGACCGGACATGGCTGGCCTGAGCGCTGATCTGGCTGTTGATAGTGTCAGCTTTAACAGTGTCTTCACCAATAACGGCTCCAACGCGCTCGTCAATGTACTCGCGGACACGTTCATTTAAACCTTGAAACAGGTTCTTGCCAAACTCGCTAACTGTCTTACCGTCCAGGTTGTCTTTGACCTGCTCTTTTACTTCGTTTTGAGAGAACGGCTTAACAGTACGCTTAACGTCGACCTTTTCCATGTAGGCAGGCTTACCAAAGTCTGACTGAGTACCCTTGTCTTCAGTGATGGCCTCAGAAGACATGGTAAAGGCATCAAGATCAGAAGCTTTGGATTCCAGCTTGTTAGTTCCCATGCTTTCCTCGCGGGCAACCAACTCGTTGTAACGCTCAATCAGGTCTTTGTAAACCTCTTCCTGCTGCTTGATAGGCAAGATAGGGATGTAACCCGTCAAGCGGCGAATATCGTTTTCAGTGGCTTCTGTTGGGTCATCCATCAACTCAACGATCCGCTTGCCGCCAATGTCTTCATAAACCTCTGGGTTGTCGCGCAAGTATTCTTGAGCCACTTGACCACCGTAGTCATTCATAAAGTCAACTGCGCCTTCAGCAGATACAGCCGATTTACGAGAGCCGGTAGTGTTGGCGTTCAAGGATGCCATCTTCTTCAACAGGACGGCAGCAGGGCGCATCTCGGCAGGGATGTCAGCCATCATCTGCGAGTAAGCGGGCGGCATGACTTGACCAGTGCGGTGAACACGGCCCAGCATCTGCATGTGTGTGTCAATGTTCTTCTCTGGCTGAACAATGATCATGTGACGCTTGCGCTGATCTTTTACCTTGTTGGAAGCATGGAGCGACAGACCAGTAGAACCAGCTTGGTTTAGGATGATTACATCAACTGTGCCTTTGTTAAAGTTCTTTACCGCATTAACACGTTGCTTAATGTTGGCAGAGCGAGAGGTCAACAATGGCTTACCGCTTGAGTAATTCAACGTCAGGGTGCGGCCAGTAATTTCTTCTGTTTTGTAACCAGCTTTATTCAACTCGTTGTGAAGGTAATCAATGGGAGAGATGGGGGCCGAACCAAATCCAGCTTCATCAATAAACTCTTGGATTGCATTGAACTGTTCAGTCAAAGTTTTACCAAGATCGTCATCTGTCAGGCGGTACTCTTCTGCTACACCGCCCGGCTTCTTGATCTTAATGATGCGCTGTTTTTCCAGGTAGCGTTGGTACAGGTCTGCAAACGAAAGATTTACTGGATCACCAGTTGCAATGCCCATTTCTTCTGCGTAACTCTGCAGAAATGATCCCATCGTGTTAGAGACGGTCATCACTACTTTTTCACCAGCCTTCAGCCGTTCAATAGCATGATTAACTGAGTTTTGTACCTTAAGAGATAACAGCATCTGGTCAATCAAGTTATGCATGATTGAGCCAAAGTTGGCGGATTGAAGTTGAGTCTTCTCACCGCCTTCACTGGTTTTAGCACCCTGCTTATCAAGATCCTTTTGAAGGCTCTTGACAACTTCCTCTTTAGCGCGAGAGAAAGCCAGAATCATCCGCATGGACGATGCCATATTTTCAGCAGTTTCTTTGTCTACTTTGGTTTCCACTGTGTCATAAGACACTCCGGCAAAGGTACGTTCCCGGCGGATGTACTGTCCCACCTTAGCAAGCATAGTTGCCACAGTCTGCTGCATGGGGATACCGCCATTCTTGATGGCATCAGAAAGGTCAGCTAACTTATCCACAGCCAGCTTCATGTCTGTGCTGGAGTACAAGTCCATCACATCGGGGCGCTTTGCGTAAGTGGCAGAAGAGAAGAAAGTGCCGTAAGCATTTTGGACTAAATTGCGTACAAAGGCAGCGCGTCCTTGAGCTAAACCTTTACCTTCTTTTTCTTTCTCACGCTGTTCTTTTGTACGAGCCTGGGTTTCGCCAGCGCCACCAGCATTGTGGCTCTCGTCAAAGATCATGTAGTTGCCAGCACCAAACTGTTTGATAAAGTTTTGGCGCTCAGTTGTTTTACCTCTGACGGTTTGCAATTGGCTGTAGGTGGTAAAGATGACCTTAAAGTCCCCAAGATCTTCGTTTTCCTGCATCTCCCGCATCATTCCATCTAGCTTAGCGCCAGACTTGGGAGCTTTAAGGGTTAAATTGTTTTCAGTAATTTCCCCGTTGACCGTACGCAACAGTGTGTACGGAATGGATTCAGTACCATTGGTAATAAAGATCTTAGGTTTGGCTGTATCAAGGCCAAGCTCATCAGTCATGCCGATATCATCCAAGTCACGGATCATGTCCGAGTATAGGTTAGGCTTCTCTGTAACAAAGATTGGGATCTTGTCGTTGATTAGGGCGTACTTAATCATGGCTGCAACAACGCGGCCTTTACCTACGCCGGTCTGGTCGCCAATGATGAAGCCCTTGCCTTCTTGGGCATTGCGGATAGCTAAAACCAAAGCATCAACTTGCTCAGCGGAAAAGTTCTCACGCAGGGTTTCTGGATCCATCTCCAAAGACTCAGCCACAAATTCATCTACATTGCCTACTTGGCTTTCAATACGGTCTATGGAGTCTTGTATAGACTGAGCCATAGCTCTTGGTGCAAGTGTGCCGACAGCCGTAGCGTTTGACTTTGGCGTGTAAGTAACTTGAGAAGAAGTTTCCTCCTCTTCCCCAGCACGCGCCTTTAATCCAGATTCGACTCGTTCACCTGAGACAATGCTAACTCCACCCACTCCTCCAGGTTGACCTCCTTCATCGCCTCTTTCGCCGGTTGGCTTTCCTCGTCCACCTTCACTGGGAACTGGTCTTTGATTTGTACCGAGTTCAGATACGTCAGCAGGTTTAGGTTTTCCTTCACCAGTGCGTTCCCCGCCTGGTTTGCGTTGTCCACTGGAGGTAGATCCATCCTCTGACACGCCTGATTTGCCATCTCCAGCGGGTTTTCCTCCTGCAGTACTAGGTTCATCACCCTGTCGCTTAGTGCCTCCACCCACTGTCCCTGGCTTAGTTCCCCCTTCGGTACTAACACTGCCGTCAACTCCGGTGGCGCTACCATCTCCGCTGGATACCATGCGATCATTTAGTTTCTCCTTCAGTTGTTCGTAAGATGTAAAGACTTGAGGCAGGTTTGAAGCAGGAAGATCCCGCTGAGATTTACCCCAGCCATTAATAACGATTACGTCTACAGGGTAAGTAGTTCCCTGTTTTGCATACAAGTTGCCACCCACGGTGAAATGGTCAACTACGTTGTACATGTTGTACAGCTTGTAGTAGAAGTTACGCTTGGCATTGCCACGGTATCCTTCTCGCCGTCCTTCATCCGTATTGGATTGAACGCCGCCTAGGATAAGTACAGCACGGCCATCTTCTTTAAGTGCGATTAAAGATGCAGATGCAATGTCGTGATCAATGTTGCTGATATCCCCAACTTTGCCAAAGGGAGGGTTCTCAATGACAACATCAAATGAGTTGTTCTCAACTTCATTGTTAAGCGCATTACCTTCAGTAACAGTACCGCCTTCCAAAATGCGCTGAAGCATCTGGAAGCGATCAGCATTCAACTCATTGGCTGTAACCTTGTTAGCGTTGGCGCCAATCGTCAGCATACCGTTGCCACCAGTTGGTTCGTACACCGTCGTTTTACCGGTGATGCCAGCCAGCTCAGAGGCTACATAAGCCAAAGGTGAAGGCGTGGAATAGGCTTGGTTAGCTACGCTCGTAGAAGAACGCACAGACAGGTTTGGCTGGCGTCCATATAGGTCTACCAGCTTGTCGTAGATCTGGCCGCTATTAAGGCCATCCTTGCGCCCCTGCTCGATAATGTTGCGCGAGGCAAGGACTACGCCTACCTCGATAGCTTCGTCGGCTTGTTTGGCTGACTCTGTACCTGCCTCAATCTTCTGGCCGGTCATCTCTGCAATGGCTTTACGTGCCTCAACAATGTTGATAAAAGCTTTGCCACTGCCAAAGAGGTCTGCTATCTTTTGAGCAACAGCAAACTTGCCATCGGGCGTAGATAGATCGGCTTGTACGGTAGCTTCCGTAGGAGCGTTAACTTCGTACTTCTCAACTACATCTGCAACGTCCATGTCTTGGACTAACGTCTCAGCGCGAGGGTCATAGCGTATAGCCATGTACCAGGATTTCAGGAACGGCTTAACACCATCACCCAGGTCATCAACCATTGCTTTGGCGTAAGCAGCGAATGTGCGTGCGCCCTTTTCAATGTGATAGCCAGCCAATGTAAGACCGGCCATCTGTATCTCAGGGTCAAAGCCACCGCTATACAGTTTTTTGCCAATCTTCTCACGCAGGATTTTGCGTGCTTTTTCAGCAGCATCTTCAGTAAAGATAGTGTTTTGACCTACTACCGGAGCAGATGGCGTTACTACCGGAGCGCCCAAAACTCCTTTCAAGAAATTGTTTGGTGATTGCTCTCGCTTGGTTTTAAGATCCTCGTTAACCATCGCACCAAGCTCTTGCTCAGCCTCTAAAAATTGATTAGCGTCAGCATTTTTGTACTCACGTTCTACCCGCTTGCGCGTATTTGCATAACGTACAAATTGACCTCTCAATTCGCTATCGGCTTTTTTTAGATCTTGCAAAGCTTTTGGAAACCGGGAATCAATATTCTGCAGATTGATGCCCAAGTCCGCTGCTTGCTTGACGTAAGCATTGGATTGTTGGAGGACTGAGTTGGTAACTTCCGGGGAAACAGCTAAACCCGATTGATCTTCATATTTACCCTGGTACAAGTCAGCCAAAGTGCGATATACCGGGGCAATAGGAGGGTTTGTGCCCTTCTGGGCACCTTTAATTAATTGATCCTCTGCAATTATCCTGGGGCCGTACTCTTCCCAGAACTTTACATTTTCCTCATTAAAACCTTTGCTTGCCCCGTTTTCAACCATACGAGCGTTCTCATCCAAACCAGCATTTTTTAGCTGCTGAATGACTGCATCTACGCGTGGGCGTAATGGGTTTACTGAAGCTGCTGGCGCTTGTTGCGTAAGCTCATCCAACCGATTCTCTAGGAAGTCACGCTGAGCCATTGAGATGCTGGTATCACTCAACAAAGCTTTAGTGCGGGCAATTTCTTGCTCCGGTGTCTCCGCTAATTTTGGTGGCTTTACTGTGGCTGGAGGCGTTGCCGGGGCTGGAGGTTTAGGCAACACTTGCTCTATAAGCTGTGTAGACGGAACTTGCGCGTCTGGGGCTGCGGGCGCTTGTTTGCCAATAACAATGTATTCTGGCCCATTGGTCGTTGTAAATATCACGCCGTCGTGACCAGCATCGCGTGCGGCATTCACCAAATCAGGCATAGTTGCTGACTGCGGAAGACCAAGTTTTTTCTTAGCGTCTACCCACGTTTGGGTTTGCAATGGATTGCTAAATGAATGAATTTCTTCTGATACCGTGCCATTTGTCCCTGCGTAATCTGCCGCAACTTTTTTATTGGGCGACATAAACAATGCGCCACCTACAGTATCACGCCCCTCTTGGCCTTGGGGAACTCCTCTATAAAGCGTTACGCCGGTTGTGGGCGCTTGTTGTTCTTGCGGCGCTGCTTGCTGGGCTTGAGGGGCTTCATTGACACTAGGGACTCCTTGAGGTGAAACAATCTTTGGCTCGTCAACTAAGACAGGTGTCGTAGATGGAACTGCGACAGGTGTCTTAGTTAGAGTTGGTTTTCCAAGAATAGCATTTGCCTCATCTAGCAATGCTTGTTGGTCTTGCGATGCAATAGTTGCGTTTGCCTCATCAATCAATGCCTGTTGGTCTTGCGTTTGAATTGCAGGGGTGACTGGAGGTGCGAGCGAGGCTATGCCTCCTGCTGGCTCTGCTGCAAGAGAGATAGGAGGGATTGGCGTAGTAAGTGCAGCTATACCAGCAGGAGCGGGTGGAGTAGGTGCATTTGGATCTTGGGCAATTGCCTGCTCACCAGGTTCTATGTTGCGATTAGTACCAGCTTGGAATCCGCGATCTGGCTGCATAGCACGGATTGCTTGCTGGTTACCAACATTTGTATTTATGCTGCTACCCTTAACTGATTCATTCATCAGGTCGGCAAATACCCGAGCGCGCTGTTCTTGTGGTGTTTCATTAACACGCACGCCGCTCACTGCTCCAGGGCCTACACCACCCAACGCTCCAAGAATAAGGTTGGCGGCAGAGTCTTCGCCAATTTCTTTGGTAGGCAAGACGCTGGCAATGCCAATATCTGAAGCAACACCCTCAGCCGTTTCTTGTGCAGCTTGCTCCCCAGCGCTAATAGCTCCACCAGCAACAGTTCTTCCAAGCCCAGTTTTAGCAACTTTTTTTAGGGTGTTGTTAAAGGCACCAGTGACTAAGCTACCGGTAAACCTATCGCCAAACGTAGCAACCAAGCCTTGCAACACCGCTCCAGACTCAGCAGCTTTTTTGATTGTTAACTCTCGCGCCTCTTTGGGTGTAGCGCCTCCAGCAACCATCTGTGCATAAAATGGGCTTTGCTCAAGCAGCTGCTTATTAGATAGCTTGCCAAACTCTTCTGCCGCATTTTGCCCAGCTTCGCTGGATGCCATAGAGCCGCCAACAAGTCCACCAGCGGTAGGGCTTTTTGTTATTATTGCCGTAGCAATAACAGGAACCATTGATCCAAATACGTTTGCTACTTGTAGCGCATAACCCATTGCAGTTGGGTTCTTTCCAAATTCCACTTCACCTTTAAAGATGTTGCCAGTAATTTTGGATTCTTCTAAAGCTTGCTTACCCCTATCGGACAAACTTTCATAAATACTTTTTTGTACGTTGCTTCCAATATCCGCAAGATACTTTGTACCAGGGATAGATGGCATAGCAGCAACTGTGCGTTGAGCGCCAAGTTTTCTGCGTGCTTTTTGGGCATCAGTTTCAGGGCCAAACAATGCTTCTTCTGTATCAACTCCAGGCGAATACACTGAAGCAGGCATAACTGCACTTGGCTCACCTTCTAACGACTGGCGAGCTAATCCCTTAGCAGCAAGCTCAGCCCCATAAGGAGCTTGAAGAACACCAGAAATTGCTGGAGATACTGTTTGCTTCAGTAGATCAAGTATTCCAGAGCCAATGGTATACGGCGCTTGTTCTGGCGGTTGTGGTGGAAGCTTAAAAGGATTATCTATTAACTCAAAACCTTCTGGTAAATTTGTTTCTTTCTTATCAAACGGAGACGCAATAATTTCAAATCCAGATGGTAATGCCATTGATTATCTCCCGCCAGTAAGTGTTCGATTAACAGGTTTATGAGTTGCAAAATTATCATAGGAGACAATTACCTGCCCAGTTACTTTATCTTGAGCATATTTAGGCGTCCCACTTGCATCGGGTAAATTAAGCTCTGGATGTTCTGCAATAATTTGTTTCCTATATTGATCTATTTTATCCATGATAATATTATATTCTTCGCTATTAACTGGAATAGGATTGTCTCTATCTCTAAGTTTTGCTTGAAGTATTTCAATGCGAGGATCTCTATCTAATGCATCATACATTTTCCCGCGAGCTTTTACGGCTCTATCGTCGGTTCTGTTTTCTTTCATTAGCTTCAACTGTTCAGCTTGATTTGCGGCTGATGTAGCTCTACCACTTGCTTGGTCAGCATAGTTTTGTTTGGTAGCCGCAAGCTGCGCCGCTTGATTGGCTTCACTTGCCGCGTAATGTTTTCTGGTAATGTCCTGGCTTTCTCTCTTAATGCCAAGATCAATACCGTTATTAGCGGCTGTAGTTTGAATTGATTCAATCTTAGCTTCACGCTCTGCAACAGCCTTGTTATAGTTCATTATCCCGTTAACATCGTTAGTTGCGTAGGCGCGTTGTAAGCTCTCAACATCATTCTGTAGCTTAGCCGATTCAACTTGGTATTGACGCTGCAAAGCCTGTTGCGCCTCATCTCGCTTAACAGATTCCTCGGTGTACCTTCCGTAGTTCTTGCCAAACCCTCCAAGAGCCTCCCCCAGAGCCATACCCTTATGGCCGCGTGTAGCTTCTCCGGCAGCGATCAAGGCATTAGACAATCCAGCAAGGCCAAGGCGCCCTTCGTTTGCTTTAAACTTTTCTTGTCCAGCTGCGTTTTGCTTATCCAGTTGCTCAATCAACTTGGTGAGCGATGCTCCTGGAAGTGAGTTCAAAATGGGAGCTAGTTCGGGGCGTTGCTTGATAGCTTCTGCCTTAGCTTCGGCTGGACTCATTACCGGCTGGATGTTTGTCTGACCAGCAACCTGTCGTCTCAACACTGCCTCTGAAGCATCACTAAGACTAAGGGGAGCTGGAGTAGGTGGCCCTTGCATACGGTTAGACATGAGAGCCGTAGCCTCATCTTCACCAGCATCTTCTTCCTCGATGAGCTCACCACCTGGGCCCATAACCAACTTGCCTTTAGCAAAAGCAACTATACCGCCGGGTGCATAGTTGAACATATTATCAGGAATAGGAAGCCCAGCCAATCCACCACCGGCCATACCTTGTGGCTGTTGAGGCATCTGTGGGCCTGGAGGCATTCCTTGGGGCTGCTGAGGCTGTGCTCCAGGGAGCTGAGCTATCCCCTGCGGGCCTTGTAACATTGGAGCGCCCTGAGGAGCTTGAGGCATATCTTGTGGAGGCTGCTGACCTACCTCGGCCTCCAGCTGATCTTTAACAGACTGGGTTGGCGGTTGGGCAGCGCGCTGCTCCATAGACTTGCGGCGGTTTAACTCGCTCAGCGCCATGTAGGGAGGAACTTCTGGGTTGCTGCCATTGGCATAGCCCATGATTGCCTGAGTAGGAAGATCCTTCAGGTTTTCTTGAATTTGTACAAGATTCATTTTCTTTCCTTAGGGGCCAGTAAAGTAACTGGCTACTTCATCATCAATACTTGTTGTTCCGCCAAGAAGACTTTTTCCGCCGCTGTAAAGATCTTTAAGTAGATCACTAACATTGCCGTAGCCTCCAGCGCTTGCAATAGATCCAGCTCCACCCAGCGCAGCCAATAAGGATCCCAGGTCGCTCATCTGGCCCGGTGTGTTGGTAACAGCGGCCATTGGCAGGCCAGACAACATAGCCTGCTGGAACTTTAACTGCTCATAGGGGTACAGTCGTTGCTTCTCAAACTCAGCCCTGTCAGCCGCAATTCCTTCTGAGGTAATCCCGCGCTGTTGAGCTCCACCAGCAAGCTGAGCATTGATGTTGCCCAGTCCCACTTGGTTCTGCAGACTAGCCAAATTAGCCTGGGTCTGAGCGGCCTGTAGCGCAGCTTGTTGAGCTTGGATGCCATAGTTGGCGCCAAACTGTTTTGAAGCTTCCGTAGCCTGCTGACCAGATAATCCAAACTGCGCCGCTAACTGGGATGCCGTCATACCCTGTTGAGCTCCAAATTGTTTAGATGCCTCTGCAGCTTGTTTTTCAGCAAGGGCGTATTGGGCAGCAGTCTGAGCGCCTGCCATACCTTGTTGAGAGCTAAACTGTTTAGATGCCTCTTCAGCCTGCTCCGCACTCAATCCAAACTGGGCCTGTAGTTGGGCTGCAGTCATTTTTTGTTGGTTTGCGTACTGTTTAGACGCCTCTGTAGCTTGCTGACCGGAAAGGCCATACTGAGCAGCCATTTGGGCGGCAGTCATTCCCTGCTGAGATCCAAACTGTTTTGCAGCCTCTGTAGCCTGATCTGCGCTTAGTCCGAACTGAGCTTGCAATTGGGCCGCAGTTGCCTTCTGCTGAGCTCCAAACTGTCGAGAGGCTTCTGTGGCTTGTTGACCAGCAAGTCCATATTGAGCTGCTAGTTGAGAAGCGGTCATACCTTGCTGGGCGCCAAACTGTTTAGACGCCTCAGCAGCTTGTTCTGCGCTCAAACCAAATTGAGCTTGCAGTTGTGCCTCTTGCACCTTACGCGCTTGCTCAGTGTTAAATTGAGATGCAGCATTGGTAAACGCCGTGTTGTATCCCTGGCCGGTAATGTTAGCCAGATTAGTTCCAAGGTTACGCTGAGCCTCTGCGTCCATGATGGCTTGTCGAGATCCGCCAAACGCACCAGACTGAGCCAACTTTGAGGCGCTCTGCATTTGGCTAATTTGCGCTTGGCGGCGAGCCTCTGCTATCTGCGGGTCAAGTGCAGCCTGCAAGTACGGGTTCATGTACTTTTGAGCCTGAGACGCAGTAAATTCCTGACCTACTGGAGCTGCATATTGGTTATCAAACCTTGTGTTTTGGTAGCTTTGAGGTGCAGCAAATTGGTTTTGAAAATTACCAGTTTGGTAATCGGTGGGAGCTTGATACCTGTTTTGAAACTTATCGGCCTGATACGCCTGTGGGGCGGTGTATTGACTGGTAAAGTTGGTTGACTGGTAATCAGTAGGAGCTGCATACTGGTTTTCAAATGTCCCAGCTTGGTACGCTCCGGGCTGTTTATAGCTATCTGAAAAGCTTGCGTTTTGGTAGGCTGCTGGAGCAGAGTACTGACTGGTAAATGTTGTTGGGCTGAAGGACTGTCCAGCCAAATTGGTCGCAACATTGCCAGCTGTCGTAGTTGCATTCTGGATACCTGCAGGTACAGTCAAGCCAGCCAAGCCTTTGAATGCATCGGTCTGTAGTTGCGATTCGCCTGAAGTAAGTGGGCCTGGAGCTACTGCATAATCTTCCTTAGCAAGTGCCTGGGCTTGCCCTAGCATTCCCGTGACATAAGGTGCTACCCAATTGGACAGACCTTGGGAGTTTGTTCCACCAGTTGATAGGTTGTTGTCAAGCGTAGATGCAGAAGTTGCCATGATATTTCCTTAAGCAGGTAAGTACTTAGCCGCATTAGTATTAGCGGCAACATTTTTAGTCTTACGGCGAGTTTGCTGAACTCGCTTCATCATTTCATAAAGGCGTTGGGCGCCCGCCTCCGTAGAGCCGTTTCCAAGCTCAGAAACAATCCTGGCTGGGATAACAAACTCACCCGTTGCAAGACGAGCTGGTTGCTTTCGTCCGATTATGGCAGGAATGGAGTCGGAAACGCCATCTCCTGGGCCTTTTAACAGACGCCCGCCGTCAGAGTAAGAGCCAAGGTTGTATTGCCCTGGAACTGCTCCGCCGCGTGCCATACCTACATTAGGTTGGTCTTGCATATTTGAATCCAACGAATGCCCGCCAGTTGTGTACTGAGGAGGTAGTGAATTTGCGCCTCCATACAGCCCGTTAATTCCACTTTGATTCATGCCTTGGGCCATTAATGGATTCCCACCAAGCGAACCTAGTCCTGCAAACTGAGGTAGAGCTCCTTGGGGGGCAATCCCGCCTTGACCAATTGCTCCTTCTCCGCCGTATCCATAGCCACCTTCCCGCGAGGGATAGTTCATGCTCTGGTTTCCTTCAGTAGGAAGACCTGCAGAGACTTGACCGCCTTCAGCCATAACCACTTCCGACTCTACCGCTGACTCTGCAACAGGATCAGGAGTTCTGTTGTAGTTGACTGGGGTGAAGTAGGTAATCCCACCTTGGCCTGGACGGTAAGGCGTTGCGGCAGAACCCGGCCTTGTTTGGCTAACAGGAAGTTGCTGCCTTGCTGCTGAGTAAATAGGAACGGTTCCGGTGTAGGTATTGTTGTCTGTAGCTTTACCTTTATTCATAGACGCAAGCAACGCAGCGAGTCCAAGTGTTCCGCCAACAGCTGCAGTTTTATTTTTCAGTAGGTCTGCTGCCTTTTTAGCGTCTGCTGCTTTTTTAGCTGCATCTAATAGGCTTATTCCACCTTTATTGATTCCAGCGGCTGCAGCCAACTCTGCTGCTGTCAAAGTTCCTGCGGCGGCTTGTGCTGCACCAGCAGATCCAGGCCCAAGTCCAGAGGCTACAGCTTCATTAGCGGATGCTGCCAACTTGGCTGCTGCGGCATCTGCACCGGTAGCTGCGCTAAGGCCAGCAAGCCCTGCAGCAGCAAGAGTTTGTGTTGGTGTTAGCACCCCAGCTGCGTTTGCGATTGATCCAACAGAGCCAGGAGTAAACGCGCCTGATGCAACTGCCTCATTTCCTACGGCTGTATTAAGTGTTCCACCGGAGGAAGTTCCACTAGCAACTTTATCAGCAGCGTTTAAAGCTGTATCAGTTCCGCCCGGCCCGCTAAATCCGCTTTGTGATGATCCGCCTGCGTCAATGTAACTCTTAGCCCCCTCCTCGGCGGCTGTGACCAAAGCTGGAGTAGCACCAGCTGTAACTACGCCAGCTGCTGCTGCCAAATCTGCTGCTGTTAAGGCGCCCGCTGCCGCGCCAGCAGCACCTGCAGCGCCAGGAGTAAACGTGCCTGAGGCAATCATCTCAGGGATAGATGCTAATCCTCCTTGGGTAGCGGCCCCAGTTGTTCCTCCGGCTAGTGCTCCTTCTGCACCAAGTGTTGCTCCAGTTCCACCAAGAGAAGCAAGACCTGCCTCGGCAGGGATTGAGCCAACAATACCGGAAGTGGGATATGCCGCTAAGTCTGCAGCAGCTATTTCTGCGGCAGTAAGACCACCGCCCGTTGCTCCTCCGGCTAGTGCTCCTTCTGCCCCAAGGGTTGCTCCAGTTGCTCCAAGACCAGCTAGATACGCGCCCGCGCCTGAACCAGCGCCTGCAGCCGCACTTGCTCCGTATCCGGCAGTACCAATCAACGACTCAAGCGCAGCGGGAGTAAGTGCCGCCGTAGTAGCGCCAGCAGCACTAGCCAATCCTGGGAGGTTAGCTATCTGGGAGGCAGTAAGAGCGCCTTCCGCTGCTCCAAGAGTTCCTGCAGCACTAGCTCCAGCAGCGCCTAAACCAGCCGCCTCTGTAAGCATGGGGATGCCATAGTACATAGCGGCTACTGTTGCCGCCTCTTTTACACCTGGATTTTCAAAAAACTGTGTAGTTGCTTTTGAAGGATCCGCAATGAAATCGCTAACCCCACTGCCTATCTTGTTTAATATTCCACCAAGAAATCCACCACCGCCACTTTGTCTTTCAACTTGCCCAGTTTGCTTCCCTGATAAATCGTAAGTGTAGTAAGAGCCATCAGGGCCGTTTGTAGTAAAACCAGTGATTCCGCTAGGTGTATCTTCTTTATCGCGTCCAGGGCCAGTTTGTACTGTTGAATACTGAGGAAATAACTCACCAGAAGTAATCTTTGCCTGAATATCGGCGGGTAGTTGGTTAATCTGCGATTGTAGTTTTGCTCCAGCTATTTCTGAAGTATTTGGAGCTCTCCAAAAATCACCATATTCTTGGTTGCCACTAAGCGGTACATACACAGCCCCTGGAGTGTCCTCCGTAATTTTCATTGTTGGACGATCTTCACCGTCCCTACTCTGCTCGTAAGCGTCAAAATCAAAAAGTAAGGCTGAAGTGCGGGGGTCTGCTTTGGTTGCGGGTAATGCCGCAGAAGCTCCATTATCGCCATATTCCTCCAAATTTCTATTGGAAGAAGTTTCTGCTTGAACAACATTAGAACCCGCTGCGGGCGTAGTGTTTAAGCTCGCAAGACCATCTGAAGACCCCGTCTGCAGGGTATTTGGAAATTCTGGAGCGGTGCTTATCAATGACTGAAGCGAGTCTGGAAGAACTATAGGGCTACTTGGTAGGGAGAATCCCATTGTGGGTAGAGAAGCTGCTGCAGGCGTAGCGCTTAAGCTTGCAAGACCATCCAGGCTAGTGCCAATTCCCGCTGCGATTGCTGCTGGAGCCGCCTGTGTTTCTGTAGCCTCTAGCGCAGGAAGACCGACAATCTCGCGCATTTGGCTTGTAGCAAGATCCTTGTCCCCAGCTTTGAGGGCAGCTATGGCATCTGTCATAGTTGCTGGCTTAACTTCTTCCAATGGAGGAAGCCCAACGATTGCTCGCATTTTATTTTCTGCAGATGTCTTGTCTCCCGACTTGAGGTCGGCTATCGCATCTTGCATCGTGACTGGTTTTTCAGCCTCTAGCGGAGGGAGCCCCACAATCGCCCGCATCTTGTTTTCTGCCGCAATCTTGTCTCCAGTTTTGAGGTCAGCTATTGCATCTTGCATCGTGACTGGCGCAATTGAGGCTAATCCTGCTGTAGCAGGGGTATCTCTAGACGACGGAGTAGTTGTATCGCCGCCGCCATCTACATCGTAGTTGTCATTACTAGAAGTTTCAGGAGCTAACGGAGGAAGGCCAACAATCTGCCTCTGTAAGTTGGTAGCAAGCTCTTTATTTCCAGCTTTAAGAGCAGCCATGACATCTGCCATAGTTGGCTCTGCTTTTGCAGGCGCTAGGGAGGCTAGGCCAGCAGACTGAGCAAGGGCATTGGCTTCACCAGATGTCTGTAAATTAGCCGGAGCAGCAGGGCCAACCTCATCTGCTGCAATAGTAGTTGGTACTTTTGATGCTGCAAGAGAGCCAAGACCTTCACGCATTCCGCCGGATTTGTCCGCATACTGAAGGATAGGGCCAACTTCTTTTGGCGGAACAGGCCCAACGGGCATAGTAGGCATAGTAGGCATAGCGGGCTGAACAGGCATAACAGCCTCAACAGGCATAGCAGGCTGAACAGGCCGAACGGGTTCATTAGAACCAACAGGCTGAGATGGTTGCGGAGAGGCCCCAACCGGTTGAGATGGTTGGGGAGGTTGCGGAAATTGAGGAGACGGCGGAACAGGTGTGTTTAGCAAAACATTGCCAGAAGCGCTGTCTTTTATGTACGCTTCAGCAGCCGCAGTTTTACTTGGGTATTTTAATCGGTAAGTTTTAAACGTAGTTGCATCAGGAAAACCCCAGGCCCTAGCTGCTTTATCTGTTTCAAAAGCCGTAAAGTCATCGTTATATTTTTCTTGAGTTGCAGCATCAGGCCAGCCAAGATTCTGTGCAATCTTGTCCGGGGTAAGGTATTTCATCGTCTCATACCTATGAGCATCTCCACTATATTGTTGCCATGTAGCATAGTCAGGAAACCCGGCATTTTTTGCCATATTTTCTACATAGGCTTGAGCTTCTTGTGGCGTCATGTTAGACCTTCACTTTCAATACGTTATTAGCGGTGGTTATAGGGCTTCTCATGGCAGTGCTGAGACAAAGCTTATAGTAGCTACCACAGACTGCGTGGATGGCTTGGTTGGTGTACCAGAGGCAGCAATGTGTTGAATAGATACTGCTGTGCTAGGTATAGACCAGTAAATTTCAACATGGTCATTTGCCGCCATACTTATAAAATAGTTCCAGCCAATAATTGTGTGTCCATTGGTTCCGGCGTGTCTGTTTGGAACAGATACAAAACCAGTCGAGCCCGATATATCTACTCCGTTTTGGCGTAGCCAGATGTAGACATCTTGAAAAGCTGTGTCCGTGTTTTGAAACTGGGCGCTGAACTGTAGGTTGTATATACCGGCAGTGGCTACTGTAATTTCAGAAGCTGCAATACTCACACCATTGGCAAAATCCGTGGTGTTCAGCGTCATTAACGTGGCTGTGTTTGCTACGGCGGTCTGATCTTGATCGCTTGAAAACGCTCCATACGGAACTGACAGGGTATTTAACTGACCAATGATCTTATCAAGCTGGTTGAAGTACAGCCGCAGGATGTTGTTCAGTTGGTTAAGATACTGGGGTTTATAGTCACCGGGAGCGTTGGGTAGCCGTGGGGCTACCACTCGGCTTACCTCGTTGGTAGACGTGACGATCAATGTCATGCTTATCTCCGTCCGTCAGGGCGAATATCAATCCTAGGGCTACCTAGCTGCCATTGCGTACCTAACTGGTTAGAGCTAATCTTCATAGACATCTGGCGCCCGCGAACCCGAATGTCTACTTGGCCGTTGTAGGTGTCCAGGTCAATGGGGTAAGTCTGAGTGGCTGTAACCGCCTGAGATGCCTCTGCGTTAGTCCCACCTACGGATTTAGGTACGTTGTAGCCAGAGCCGGAGTTCTTTAAAGGAAGTAGCTGCATAGTAAGACTAGGAATTGTCCCATCCGTAGACCCCCTAAAGGTCAAGTCGGGCAGCATACGCCAGACAAACGCCATGTTATTTCCATCGTCAATGTCAAACTGTGCGCTTGTTATAGATGCCTCTATAGCCACGGGGACTGCCAATGTTCCATCGTCTACGCCAGATTCATGGTTGACAATATTCCCGGCATAGGTAGCAGCCAATGGGTAGTTCCGTAGTCCGGTATCCAGCCATGCTGTACGCGCCATAGAGCCGTAGTACCACACGTTCTCAATGTAGTTGTAGATCACATACCGGTCTATAGTGTTTGAGTTTTCCGAGCAGTAGAACCACCAGACTTCATTGAACCCCTCATTGGTGCTTGAGTACACTTGCTCGTACTGCAAGGGGTTAATGTCGTTAAAGATATAGCGCCACAGATCGCAACTTAAAGTTTGTACTTGGCCGTCGTACTTGTAAAACTTGTCCACACCCATCCAGTAGGTCACGTTTGCGGCTAAGGCCATAGCATTGGGGCCTGCGATAGATACGTTGTCCGCAAGAAGCTGACTGCCCCACACAATAGGCGCGCCCAGGTATTGCATGGAGTACAGCGTTGAATCTGTCCAGACAAGTATCTCTTGCCGACTCTGCAAGACCGTTACGATCTGAGAGCCGTGAGAAAGACGAAGACTACCTGCCTGATTGGTAGCGGCTGGGCTCCACTCCACCGTTGACTCTTGGTCTGACCAGCGGACTAGCATTGGGTCAAGCACCGTGCTGCCAATTTCGTTAGTACCAAACACCAAAACAAACCGGCTGGCATCAGAGACAAGAAAACTGTTCTGATACAGCGGAACACTAGAGGCGCCGTAAAGAGCTGATACCAGGATACCCCGTGGAGAGATGGAATGTATGCCGGACTGCGTTCCAGAGGTGTTTATAGACGCCCCGCCTGGGGTAAGAGCCAAGTTAAATGTTGTCGCTGAAATGAACTTGGTATAGTAGGTAGTGCCGACTAACAAGCCCGTAGGCAGAGCGCCAGTAGTTTGAAACTGGATTGCAGTCTTATCCGGCAAGTTCAAGATGGCTGTCACAACTGCAGGACTTGCTATGGTTATGGTAATCGTAGAGGGGGTTACGCCGATATTGGCGTTCCAGTAGTACAGCGGCAAGCCCCGAGGGCCATAGAGCAAGTCTTGGCCGAAGTTGTCAGAGTTCCAAATACGAAGCGCGTCCGTTGTGCTGATGGTGTTGCCCCATGTACCGGAGCCCCATACGCCAGAACCCCATCCTGACAACGGCACAGCGTACTCTGGGCCAACATTAACTTGGTAAACGGCATAGACGGTTCCCCCGCCCGTGGCTGTAGACGTAGCTGCTGATGCTGCAGTTATGGTGTACGTTGTAGCCCCGCTAATGTGCGTGAGCTGGTACTCCCCACTGATGGTAATCCCGCCTACAGCAGTAGCTCCAGTAAAAGTAACAAAGTCACCGTTTTTATATCCTCCTGCCGCATCTGCAACTACGACAGTGGCAGAGAGGTTAGTGGTAGTAAAGGGGTTGGTCAGCGTGACCTCAGCCCGGATTGGCGTAACGTCATAGTAGGATCCGCCGTTCTCGATGTAGAACTTTAGGTTAGTGCCCACACCCAGCAGGTTCTGCGACCCAAGAGTCACCCAGTTCCACAAAGAGCGGCAAACCCCTAGAAACGTAGATGCGGAAATGCGCTGCCAGCCACCGAGTTTCTCAGGTGTGCCTTGGCGAAACCGAATCTTGTCAGACTCGTACCACCCGTTCTCATTGGTATAGCGCG